CTTTTGCTAGTGTGTACTGGCTAAGGCACATAGTCGCTTTGTCTGCTTTCTCTACACTCAAAAACATAAGGTAGCAAGCCCATAATATCATCAAATCTTCCATACCATCATTCAACTCACAATCTACTACAGATGTTATCTCTGGAAGTTTCTTCTTATACAACAAATCTATACTATATACATTGTCTGGTGTAGGATACAACCCTATCTTATCGCCATACATATAGTAGTTACTTGGTTTGCTCTGTGTTGATCTATTTGTTAAGAACTGTTGCTTACTTATTCTTCACAATGTGTAGCTATCCTGAAAAAGCCCAACCACTCTTACGAAGTCGGTAGGCTTATTGTATTCTGTTGTTCAATTTACTGTGCTTATTGTAGTGCTTGCTTCACACTCTGGGATGTCATACCCAAAGTCCTGCTGCACTCTCTCGTGTCATCTATTGATATAGTAATCAAGCGTTGTGTTGTCCCATACCTTTGCGTTTGGATCTATCTTTAAGTATGTGGTTCTTGTATTACTTCTTAAGTCTGTGAGCGTACTCATACATATTACTACCGAGATAAATAGCATACATAGAGTTCCCTAAGGATTGTTCTATTTTTTAGTTATATATTACTTTTTTTTACAATTACAAGCCCTTTTTTATATGACTATCTATTTTCATAGCCTTAGCATCTTTGTAAGCGTTTCTATAGATACATTCTCCCAGTCTATATTTAGATCTACTGTTGTATCTATCTCTGACTTATCTTTATATCTTGCATCTCTTTTCTTTTTGAACTCTTTGATCGCTTCCCGCTCACCTGATTTTATCTTCTTCGCTCGCTCTTGATGGGCTAAAAGATGTAGGTACTTCTCTGCATCATCCATTCTCTTGGAAAACACAGGGTTGCTTTTGTAGTGATCATAGTAGGTACTCTCATTTATTCCTGCATAACTGCAAGCCATTCATATAGTACAGTCAATCTTTAATGCTTCTTCTAGTTTACCTATAACTATTTCAGTCATTACAGTAGGTCTGCCACACTTACATTGGCTCTTGGGCTTATTACATTTGCCACAGTTGTTTGGTCTTGCCATTATATTAGTTGTATAAATTTACCGATCCCTTGTTAACATCTTAATCTTTTTGTTTCGTTTTCCAAATGTTAATTTATATCGTTCTTCTACACTTTGGTATCAAGATGCTCTATACATATGTTTTACTCTGTCTCGATAGTTTCTACTTCTCATCCTTTAGTATAGGAGATAAATCTAAATCTCTATTGAGACACTTTATATCTCTGGCTCATTTAGTGTAGTCGTGGTATCTTTTGATTATTACTTCTATGTATACAGGATCTAGCTCTTGACCATAACATATTCTACCTGTTTTCTCTGCTGCCATAAGTGTAGAACCACTTCACAAGAACAAATCTAATACCATATCTCATTCCTTTATACATCCGATTATGTTATCACATATCATAGGTACTGGTTTTGGTGTAGGATGTCATACATTACTATCTGCATGAGTTTCTTTATCATGCACATATACTATAGTATCATCAATATACTTCTCATCTGATATCTTTGGGCTACCTTTCTTGAATATTACACAAGGTTCTGTTTTGTTTATCCACATTCAATGAGGGAATGATATCCTATTTGACTTATACATGTTTATGAGTCTGAAGAATGTCCATTGTCCGAAGTATTCCAATAGATGCAATACTCTTGGGCTTTGCCATACCATCATGAAACAATCATCCTTTGTTACATCAAATGCTAGTCATTGAAACAATGAATTGAAATGTTGTAGTTCATCATAGTTCAGATTGTCATTCTTTATCTTTGCCCCACTGTTGCTTTCAAAGTCTATTCCATAAGGAGGGTCAGTGAACACCATGTCTGCTTTCTTGCCATCCATGAGCGTATCTACAGTTTCTTTGTCTGTACTATCTCCACACATTATCCTATGCGGTCATAACTGTATTATATCACCTATTTCAACCAACTTAGCTACCTTTGCTGGCTCAGGTATACTATCCTCTTTATCTTCGTCTAATTCTATATCATTTAATTCAGATAGGTCTAGTTCTCATTCTGGGAGGTCTAGTTCTTTGAGGAACTCTAGGTCAAAGTCTTTGAGTTTATCGTGGTCGTATTCTCCATACTCTACGTTATCCTTGAATGCTCTCTTCTCCATAAGTTTGATAGGTATGTTCTTTTCTACATCTATCCATTCATCTGGGACTTCTGTATATCCGAGGGCTAATAGACTTCTTAGTCTTTGGTTACCTGCATATACTATCTTACCATCCTTAGTATCGTTTACTAGGATTTTGCGCTTAGCAAGGAACTCTGGGTCGTCTTGTATTGATTTCTTTAGCTTTTCTAGGTTTTCGGCTTTGATGAGTCTAGGGTTCTTATCTCGGAATTGTAGCTTAGATATATCCATTTTGTTATAGTAAGATAAACCTACTCTGATTTGTCGAGCTTTTCTTTTATAAGAGCTATGGCGTTAATGTTACCTATAGTTAGAGTTACAACCTTTTTGTTCTCTCGTTCTACTTCTGCTATTGCTGTTTCTATCTCTGCTAGATGTTCAGGATCATAACTACCATCTTCTCTCTTAGGATAGTTTTCTAGGATTTTGTCTGCTTCTTTTTTAGAGATAGGTTGTTTTTCGTATAATGCTTTCCCATCATATAGAAACTTAGCACCATTGATGACTACTTCTTTAGCTTCTGGATCATAGCTACCAGCTACCCACTTATCGAAATCATGTGTTTTCATTATTTAGATTGATGATAAAAGATATATTTTATATAGTGATATATGTCTATATTGCAAGTAGATTATGTTATTTACTATCTAAAGAGCTGACATAGCTTCCAAACAATCTTTTGTATCGTGGGCTTAGCTTTCCGACTAATGTGCTTCTCTCATGTGAGATACTTCATATAGGGATTATATAGTTTTGTAATTTACAGTTATATTTGTTCTTATTATACCAAGGCTTGAGTGGTTTGAAAAACATATCACTATGATCTATCTTGTATAGTATATACAATCACTCTAATATATCAAATGAGTAAATATATTTTACTTTAGGTTCTATCATAGTAGTCTATTGATCTAAAGATTCTGAGTTGGTCTTGGGGTTGGAGGTAAAGACTTAATCTGTTCCATATCATTTGCTAAATATGTAGACTACATATCATAATAATAAACACACAATATTGCACAAATCTCGTATCTGATATATCATTCCTACTATATAGAACGGAATCCATATAGCAGACAATAGCAATATAAATAATAATACATCTCTTGGCATAGCCATCTGTTATTTAGTAGATATAAATCAGTATATAGCTCAGGTGGCTAGAAGTGATAGGATTGTTTTAGTTCCTCCTTTTTGCCACCTATTGCCAATAATCAGTTAGTAAATCATCTATCATATTCTGCTTCCATTTGTTCAAAGGTATAAGTTTTTGGCTTCTCATCATATACTGACTCTAATCCTGTGCCGTTACATCTACTACAGTTTACTTCTATAGTACCCTTACTAGCTGTATATTTGCTATGGGTTTTGTGTCATAAGCAAGCAGTACATTGTTTTGTTCCATCCTTTAGGTGTTGGGATGGGGGCAGGAGGTAGGGTCAGAGATATCAAATTATCAATCAATATACATCATCCTCTTTTCAAGTTACCACATCTTGTTTTATACGGTTTACTAATCTCTGGATTGTTTTCTCTATCTCTGGATGTAGTGTATGTGTCATCTGGGTTATTTGGTTGGAGGTAAAAGAGACAATAGTTTTTCTTTATAATTATCAAAGCAATACATTAAAAAAGCTCTCCATCAATATCTGTTTCAATCTATAGCATAAAGTGTTAGAGAGTCTCAATTGCCACGCAGTACACTCTTTTTTCCTCACAATTTTTTTATGAGTTTCTCTATATCTGCATAATCTAGGCTATCTACATATACTTTATAGTCCTGTTTGATAAGCATCTGTTATTTAGTAGATATAAATCGTATATAGCTCAGGTGGCTAGAAGTGCTAGGATTGTTTTAGTCATTTATAAATATACTAAATAAATATATACAAAAGCTCAAAACTCATCAAAAGAACAATCATAGCAATATAGAACCAATCACGAGAGAACCAATATAATCCTTCTCTTTTTCATTAAAGTCTGATATACGCATCCTTATTTGTCCTTAGAGAGTAAAGAGTTGTTTGCATATATACTTACTGCTAAAACAGTGATGGCGTTATGTTCTCTAGGCGTTTGTTTATTATTTCTATATATTCCTGCTCTTGTTCGATAAGTATATAATTTCTCTTGGTATTTAAACAAGCTATTGCCGTTGTTCCGCTTCCAGCCGTATTGTCTAAAACCAAATCATTTTCATTTGTGTATGTTTTAACTAAGTATTCAAATAGCTCAATAGGTTTCTGTGTTGGGTGCAGTTTATGTCCTCCTGCATTTGGAACGCTTTTAAACTCCAATACACTTTCGGGGTTTTTAGTTT